GCGTTTTACTTGGACACCGACGCACAAGTTTGATTTTCACGCAGGCATAATCAGAAAGTGCAACTTGGAGGTTTTTATGGCCAAAGGTGGGACGCGGGTTGGGGCTGGACGCAAGCGGACTGATCCTGCGGTAAAGGAATTGCGCGGGACGTTGCGGCGAGATCGTGACGGGGATGGCAGCACGTTGGCGGTGCCGGGTAGCATGATTGCTCCGGCCTATTTATCCGAGTTTGCGCAGGTGATTTTTGGCAAGATCGCACAAACGCTTGAAGGCCAGAGGCGCGCGTCTCCGCACTATGTCGAGATTGTCGCGCTTTTGGCGCAGCGGCTTGAACAGATACAGCGCTGGCAGGCTGTAGTGGAGGTGCAGGGTGATACCTATGACGCTAAGACCGCCACTGGCGAGCTAATTGTCCGCAAGCGTCCTGAGGTTCAGATGCTGTCAGACGCGATGCGTCACGCTCATGCGCTGCTGGCTGAATTGATGATTACACCGTCAACCGCGATGCGCCTTAGCGGCGGGCAGAAGTCAGAGGAAAACCCCTTTGCCGAACTGATGAAGCTTTAGGCGCGGCCTGTGGCGACAAGAAACTACGCTGAGATAGCGCAGCAATATGCGGAAGATATTGTGGGCGGGGCTATCCCGGCTTGCAAGTCGATCCGGTTGCAGTGCCAGCGATTTCTTGACGAACTTGAGCGGCAGGATGATGACGGGTTCCCGTTCGTTTTTGACGCGGGCAAGGCGGCAAGGGTATGCGGGTTTATCGAATGCCTGCCACACACGAAAGCCAAATGGGCGCGCTCAAAGGAATCGATCCGGCTTGAGCCGTGGCAGGTTTGGATACTCTCCTGCGCGTTTGGCTGGCTGCGCAAGAAAGACAAGCTGCGGCGGTATCGCGTTCTCTACATGATGGTGCCCCGCAAGAACGGCAAGAGCGTAATCGCGGCTGGCATTGGCCTCTATATGTTTTGTATGGACGGGGAATTTGGGGCCGAAGTTTACAGCGGTGCCACCACTGAAACGCAGGCGTGGGAGGTTTTCAGGCCCGCGCGGATGATGGCGCTGCGGACACCTCAATTACTCAAGGCGGCGGGGATCGAAGTCAACGCCAAGACGCTTGTGCGTCATGAGGACGGCTCTCGCTTTGAGACAATCATTGGCGATCCCGGCGACGGGCAAAGTCCGAGCTGTGCGATTCATGACGAATATCACGAGCATGATGACGATAGCCAAGTCGAGACAATGCTAACCGGGATGGGCGCGCGTGAGCAGCCGATGCAGGTGATTGTGACGACTGCGGGCGATAAGCTGGCAGGGCCATGCTACGCATCAGCGAGAGAGGAGCGCGAACTGCTGGCTGGCGTCGGGTGTGAGGACGGAGTTTTCCCGCTCGATCACGAGACGTTCTTTGTCGAATACACCATCGATGAGGATGACGACTGGCGTAGTGCCGACGCGCTCCGCAAGGCTAATCCGAATATCGGCGTGTCTGTATTCGAGGACTACTTGCTGGCGAGACAGAGGGATGCTGTCAGATCATCTCGCCTAGCCGGGGGCTTTAGAACAAAGAACCTGAATCAATGGGTTTCGGCGCGGTCGGCGTATTTTGATATCGAGGCATGGCGGCGGTGTGAACGTGATTGGGTTCCGGCGCGCGGTGACGATATTCTGTCAATCAAGAAATTGCACGGACGGCGGGCAATTGCTTCGCTTGATCTGGCGTCAAAGATTGATATCGCGGCGCTTGAATTGCTGATATTGCCAGAGGGCGGAAGGGCTACGCCAGACGATCCGGCTATAAGGGTTGGCTGGTATTTCTTGCCTGAGAATACAGTTGGGGAAAAGCCCGCCTATGATGGCTGGGATAAGCGCGATTTGCTTACGGTAAACCCCGGCAATATCATCGATTACGATGAGATATTGTTAAAGCTCGAAGAAATCAGTGCGGTTTTTCAGGTGGAACAAGTTCCATACGATCCACATCAGGCAAACTATTTTGCAACTACGGCTATGAAAGCCGGGATGCCAATGCTAGAATACAGGCAGATCGTGCTAAATATGAGCGAGCCGATGAAAGAACTCGACGCTATGATGAGGTCAGGTTCAATTATTCATGGGGGATGCCCGGTCATGGAATGGCAAATGAATAATGTCGTCGCGCAGGTTGACAGGAAAGATAATGTCTATCCGAACAAGCCTATCGCGGATGCCAAGATTGACAGTCCGGTTGCTTTGATTATGGCGATAGGGGCTTCGATGATTGGCAGTGACGCGCCCGCAGTGTCCCCTTGGGATGATCCTGCCTATCGATTGGTTGCTGAGGAAAGCGAGAACTGAATGGGTTTTCTGGGCTGGGTATTCGGGCAACCTTGGAGCGGCGAACCTGTGTCCAGCACGGGGGAACAGCGCTCGCTCGAAGACCCCAAGTATAGCCTAAGCGAAAACCCTCAGGAATTACTGCGCCTGCTTGGCGTGGCCGAAAGCAACAACGCGCTTCCGGTTGTTTCAGTCGAGGCAGCACTTGGCGTCCCGGCTGTCTTTTCGATTGTATCTTTTCTATCCCGCACAATGGCGGCACTGCCGATCCACACCTTCGAGACTGGCGATAACGGGGATCGGGTAAGTGATCCTGTAACCCAGTTGCTTAGCTTCGCTCCGAACGAAGGCGAGACAAGCTACGGCTGGCGGCGGTGGATGTGGCAGCACGTCTTTACAACGGGGCGCGGGCTGAGTTGGATTGAGCGCGTCGGGGAAAGGCCAGTAGCGATATGGCCGCTTGAGCCGGGACGCACCCAGATCAAGCGCGTCGATGGCAGGAAGGTTTACGTCCATGCGGGCCGCGAATATCAGGCGCGCGATGTAATCGATGTTCCCTATATGCTCAAGCCGGACGGATTGGGCAGCTATTCCCCGATTGCCAAAGTAAACAAGGCTATCAGTCTGGCGATTGCTATGGAGCAATTCGCGGGCAGTTTCTTCTTAGGCGGCGGGGTTCCACCGCTGGCATTGACGGGGCCGATGCCTTCCGGGGCTGAAGCGTTCAAGCGTGCGCAATCTGATATCAGCCGCGCGATTGACATGGCCAAGCAATCCAATAGCTCAATCTTTGGAATGCCGCCGGGGCATACCCTAAGCCCGGTTGGGTTTGAACCTGCCAAGGGGCAGATGGTGGAGGCCCGCGAGTTCCAGATCGTGGAGATCAGTCGCGGCTGGCAGATGCCGCCTGTATTTGTGCAGGACTTGAGCAAAGGCACTTTCTCTAACACCGAGCAACAGGACTTATGGCTAGCCAAACATCTTGTCATGCAGTGGGCCAAGGCGTTCGAGGATGAATTGACGCTCAAGCTTTACGGCTGGCAGAATCCGGCGCGGCGCGTGCGGCATAATCTTGACGGGCTGCAACGCGGGGCATTCAGAGAGCGCAGCGAGGCGCTGGCGCGGGCCATCCAAACCGGGCAGATTACACCTAACGAGGCCCGCGCACTTGAGCAGCGCGCGCCTCTTGATGGCGGCGACGTGCTATACGTCCAACAGGCCACCGTTCCGCTGACAATGGCAGGGGCGACTAGTAACACTCAAGACGAGGAGGGCGCGGCAGATGCCAGCACCGAAGACTGACGGACAGGAACGGCGCGCCCAGATCGGCGGCGAGCTGCGCATGGTTAACGGAGCCGAAGGGGTTGGCACCGCTTCCGGCTACGCCGTGCTGTGGAACAATCGCACCGACATTGGCGGTTTTTGGAATGAGCAGTTTGCGTCGGGCGCGTTCACTGAATCGCTTGCCGAGCGCGATGTGGTGGCGCTGCATAGTCATGATGATGGCAGGCCAATCGGGCGAATGAGCCGGGGGACGTTGCGCTTGAACGAGGATGCGCGCGGTCTGGCGTTCGAGAATGATTTGCCGGACAATTCAATCGGGCGCGATCTCAAGGTTCAACTTGAGCGCGGCGATATTGAGGGCATGAGCTTTCGTTTCATTGCACGGCGCGAGGAATGGGACGAAACCACTACCCCGCCCGTCCGAACTATTCACAAGGCCGACTTGATTGAAATCACCTATACCGCCTTCCCGGCATATCCTGACACAGACGCCGGGATGCGTAGTCTTGAGCAGGCCCGCGTTGAACGGCGGCGGCATAATAAGTCTAGCGCTTTGGCGCGTCTTCGTATAAAGCAGGCGCAAGTCGAACGAAAGATTTAACGGCTATTACCGGGTGCCTTACTAAGCAGCCGAGGCGACGTTCCGCAGCGAGGCGGCGTCCTTAACTTCCCGCAGGTGGCGGGTTTTCTAAGGAGACTGAAATGAACTTACAGAAGTATTATGATCAGCGCGGCACGCTCGTGACTGAGGCCCGCTCGATTCTTGACGGGATCGAAGGTGAAACCGATGCAACCCGCATCACCGAAGCCGAGCAGCGCCACGATGGTGTTATGGAAACGCTCAAGGCGCTTGATGCCAAGATTGCGCGTGAAGAGCGTCAGGCGCAAATCGAAAAGGATCAGGAAGAACGCGCCCGCCAGAATCGCCCGAATGGCCGTGATGGCAGCGCAAACGCCAGCGAAGCGCCGGAGAACGGCATTCAGCAAACTGATGAAGAACGGCAAGCCGAATATCGCAGCGCGTTTCTGGCGATGTTTCGCGCCGGGGGCGATATGTCTGGCCTCAGTGGGGAGCAGCGCAATATCCTGCGTCAAGGCTTCGTCGCTGAAAACCGGGTGCAGACTGGCGGCGTTGATGCAGCCGGTGGCTTCACCGTTCCGACTACGCTGGCCGGTTTCATTCAGGAATCGATGAAGGACTGGGGGCCGATGTATGATCCCGGCGTCACCAGTCAAATCATCACCAGTTCCGGCAACCCGTTCGAAATCACGACGAATGACGATACCGGCAACACGGCGGCGGCGCTGGCAGAAGGCGCAGACCCCCTTGGTGATGGCAGCGGCGATCTGGTGTTCGGGCAGAAGAGCCTCGGCGCGTATGTTTACGCCACGCCGTGGATCGAAATCAGCTTCGAACTGTTGCAGGATTCGGCGTTCAATCTTGAGCAGTTTATCGGGCGCAAGCTCGGTGAACGTTTGGGCCGTATCGCCAATTCCCGCCTGACGGTTGGCACCGGAACTGGCCAGCCTGAGGGGATTGTCACTACATCGACGCAGGGGCTTATCGCAGCGGCAGCTACCGGTATCGCTCCCGATGAGTTGATCACCCTTCAGCATTCGGTGAACGCGGCCTATCGCCGTAGCCCTAATGCGGGTTGGATGTTTGCCGATAGCACGCTGGCAGCCATCCGCCGGATGAAGGATGGGCAGGGCAATTATCTGTGGCAAATGGGCGATGTTCGCGTGGGTGCTCCCGATCTCATTCTGGGCAAACCCTACTTCGTGAACGATGACGTTCCGGCAATTGCAGCCGGGTTGCGCTCTGTTCTGTTCGGGGACATGAGCGCCTATGTCGTTCGCAAAGTCGGCAATCCGCTGATCGGGGTTGTCCGCGAACGGTTCTGGCCTAAAGCGGGCATGGCCGGTCTGGTGCGGTTTGACGGTGTTCTTGCCGATACCGCAGCGGTCAAGCATTTGCGCCAGCTGTAATTGAGACTTGAGGCTCCGGGCAAGTTATCCCGCCCGGAGCCTCACAAACCTGCGAAGGGTAAATTATGGCTATGCTTAAAATGCTGACTGGCCTCTCTGGCCCGGACTATTCTCTTGTGCCGGGTGACACTCACGATTTTGACGAGCGCGAAGCCAAGAGCTTGATTGCTGCTGGTTACGCTGTGGCGGTCGACGCCAAGCCTGTTGCCCGCAAGCAAAAGGCCTAGCCGCGATGTGGAGCGCGCCCGTCCTGATTACTGCGCCGGTTAGCGAGCCGGTTACGCTTGACGCGGCGAAAGAGTTTCTGTCGATCGAGCCGGACGAGGTTTTGAATGACGCGCAGATCGCCCGCTTTATCGCAGCGGCGCGCAGCCATGTCGAGGACGTGACGGCAACGCGGCTGATGCCGCAAACCGTGCAGATCGGGGCCAGCTGGTGGACTGATCTTGCGCGCTTCCCGATCGGCCCTGTTATCGCGGTGGATGAAGTATCGTGGACTGACTTTGCCGGGGTGGATCAATTGCTAAATCTCGATGATTTTGAATTGTTCGGGCAGGGGCTTGAGCGCGGATTGCGCGCCAAGGCCGGGGTGACGTTGCCGTCCGGGCTTCGCAGGGGGCGCGATGCTATTCGCGTCACGCTGCAAGTCGGTTACGCCGATGTGCCGCCGTCGATTCACAGCGCTATCCTGATTATGGTGGCGGATCAATTTGCGCAGCGCGAAAGCTTCATCTCCGGGACAATCGCCGCGAAGGTGCCATCATCGATGCAGGTTGATGCGCTGCTAAGCAATCATCGGATATGGCTGTGATTGGCGCGGGGAAGCTTGACAGGCGCATCCAATTTCAGCGCAAGTCGCTTGTCAGTGATGGGATGGGTTTTGCCGAAGTGTGGGCCAATGAAGGCGGCATGATCTACGCGAACAAGAGAGATATCTCGGACGGCGAGCGGTGGCGCGCAGGCGAAGTTCAGGCAAACGTAACCACCCGCTTTGTCGTGCGGTGGAACTCGGTTACGGCGTTGGTGACGCCTGCTTGGCGGCTTGTGTGCGAAGGGCTGGAATATGATATCTTTGGTGTGAAAGAAATCGAGCGACGTAGGTTTATCGAAATCACCGGAGCGGCGCGCAATGACACAGTTTAGGATTGAGGGGTTGGCCGATCTTGAAAGGGCTTTCGAGGAAATCGGCAATGTCAATCAGCGCAAATCATCGGCGCGGCGTGCCATGAAAAAGGCAGCGCAGCCGATTGCAGATGATGCCGCGCGATTGGCTCCGCGTGAGTTTGGAACGTTAAGCGAAAGCATAACGGTTGGCACTAAACTATCGAAGCGCCAGGCCACGTTACACCGCAAGATGTTCAAGGATGATCGCGCAGCGGTTGAAATGTTTGTCGGTGCCGGGCCTCTTTCGAGGGCGCACAATCAAGAGTTCGGCAATGAGAATCACGCGCCTCAGCCCTTTATGCGTCCGGCACTTCAAAAGAACGTAACAGGCTATTTGGGAACACTTGGCAAGGAGATGTGGGCCGATTTGGAAAAGACGGCGAAGCGCGACGCTAACAAGGCTATCCGGCTGCAAAAGAAGTCAGCCGCACTTGACGCTAATGCAGATATTCTGCGCGCAAGGCTCGGCGGTGGCTAGCAATGGAAGAGGAACTATACGCCCTTCTAGCATCCAGCCTATCGGTTCCCGCTGAAGCCATCGGATGGTTTACTGCGCCCCAAGGCGTTCCCCGGCCTCACGTTGTTCTAAATGTTATTGCCGATGCCGAGGGGCTTGTAATGAGCGGCCCGAACGGGCTATTCGAAGGCATAGTTCAGGTGGACGTTTACGGCATGGATCGCATTGTGACAAAAGCATTAGCCCGCGTGATCCGCAGTCTTTTGCATGGTTACCGTTCTGGCGGGTTTAAGCTTATTCGCCATGATCGGACAAGGGACACGCGTGAAGGGGGCAGCAATGAAGCTGAGCGCCCTTATCGGGTGAGTATGGATTTCACCACAGCATGGAGTGCTAACTAATGGTTCAGGCAGCAAGTCAGGCGGAAATCGCCTATGATTGGGAATTGTGGATTGGACGCGGCGATGCTCCCATTGCGTGGACGCAGATTTTCGGCTTTGAGGCTCTGCCGTTCCCGGATCAGGTTCCCGAAGACATTGACGTGACGCATCTGCAATCGCCGGGGCGCACCCGTGAAACCATTCCGGGTTTGCTCCCGGTCGTGGATTGGTCGCAGGAAAAGCAGCTTTGGAACGATGACGGTGACACGTTGCTTGAAACGCTGGCGGCGCTGACTGCGGATGGCACCCGCGAAGATGTGCTATTCGAGTTCAATATTGATCCCGATGGCACTGGTATCCGTCGCACTTATCGCGGTTATGTGAATAGCTTCACACCCACGGGGACGGTTGGCGACAAGGCAACGGCNTCTGTGGCGTTCAAGATTCTTGATCGCCAGCCCACTAACACCCGCACCATTGTTTGAGGTGGGTGATGGCTGATCCCACTGGCGTAGTCGAAGTCGAGCACGGCGGCGAAACCTATAGCTTGCGCCTGACGATGCGGGGTATCGCCCGGCTTCAGGCCAAGCATGGGCGCAATTTGTCGGGGATGCTGGACGGTTCGGCTGGCGATGTCCCCGACATGGCCGCTGTTCTCGATCTGGTTTCGGAAGCCCTGCAAAAAGGCCAAGGGTTGCCAGCCAAAGAAGCGGACGACATCGCGGATGAATTGGCAACTGCCGATCCCATGATTGTCGGACGCGTCCTTGGCGGCGCATTCCCCGACGCTGACGCGGGAAACGCACTAGCGAAGAAGGCTCGGAAGGCTTAGACATTGCTGCGCTTTGTAAATCATACATAGCGGCAGGGCTTGATCCGGCCCGATTTTGGGAAGTAACGCCGCGTCTTTTCGCCATCGAAATGGAAGGCGCGGCGGAAAAGGCCAAGTCTGATCGGGCAATGATATGGTGGGGCGCGATGATGCCTTTGATGAAGAAGCCGCCTGATTATGAAAAGTTCACAGGCTACGTCCCCGACAAGCGCGAAGTGTTGCGCCGATTTGTGGAAGCTTGGGATAAAGTGGAAGCGGGCCTGAGGCGTAACAGGAAAGGCTAAACATGGCGAGTTCTGTGATTGGCGCGCTGCGCGTAAATCTTGGCTTGGATTCGGCTCAATTCACGCGTGGGGCGGCTAACGCGCAAACCACGATGCAGAAAATGTCTGGCAAGATGGTGATTGCCGGGGCTGCTATTGCTGCGGCTGTGGGCGGCGCTGCATTTGAATTTGTCAAAATGACGCGGCAGGCAATCAATACTGCCGATGAAATCAGCAAGGCCGCGCAAAAGATCGGCATTGGCACCGAAGAATTATCGCGGCTGCGATTTGCTGCTGATTTGTCAGGGGTGTCGTTCGAGCAGCTGCAAGTTGGCATTGGGCGGCTTAACCGCAACATGGTTGATACCGCTCGCGGGACAGGCGCGGCCCGTCAGGCGTTTGCGCAATTGGGCATTGATGTTAAAAACGCAGACGGGACGCTGCGCACGTCAACTGAAATCATGGGCGATGTCGCGGACAAGTTCGCGACTATGGAAGACGGTGCGCTAAAGAGTGCGCTGGCTATGGAACTTTTCGGCAAGTCGGGGGCTACATTGATCCCGATGCTTAATGGCGGGCGNGCTGAATTAATCAANATGACTGANGAGGCNAGCAGGTTTGGCGTAGTTATTGATGCCGAAACTGGCAAGAAGGCNGAGGCATTTAANGANAACCTGACGCGTTTGTCNGGTGTATTTAGCGCAACTGCAACTAAAGTTGCGGCTGAGATGCTTCCTGCGATGGTTGCTTTTACTGATCATCTTGTTGCCAATTCNGATCAGATACAAAAGAACGTCCAAGGCGTCATGGATTTTTTCAGAGGCCTTGGCGTTCTATCGGATAAAGTGGCGAGCGCAACGTCTTTCATGGATAACCGCTTTTTCGAAGTCGGACAGACC